TCGCTCTTATCAATTTCAGCTGCCATTGCTTCTATATAATCATATTTAATCAAATTCCAATTAAAATTCTTTCCAGCTTCTCCAGTATCACCATAACTTCCAATTACGCAAGGTGCCGTCGTACTTGCTATTGTTCCGTCAGTATACTTAACAATCTCATAATTCCACAAATATTTTTTACTGGCAGATACAGATTGTACAGTGGTTGTCCAACCTGATGTGCTAGCAGTAACTCCTGTATTAGCATTTGTAGCCAGATAATAATTAATAACTGAACCTATACTTTTTCCATTTTGACCATTCGTACCAGGTATACCTTGATCACCTTTAGCGCCCATAGAGCTTATACCGTATGACGTGCTTATCGTATCGTCTGAATATGTGAACACTGTTCTTGTCCATAAATATTTTCCAACAGGTACTGATGGAATGTTTGGACTCCAAGTGCCAGTAGGAGCTTTTGTATTGCTATCCCCTACCTGATAAGTTACAGTTGTGTTTTTTATCGACTTAATATCATCAACTTTATTGTTAATATTATCGATTGCGTCTTTAACACTGGTTCCCGAACTAAACTCCATACTCTCGGCAGATATTGCAAGTTTGAAGCTACCGTCCGTATCCTTATAATATTTAATATAATGATTACCGTCGCCGACAGCCATTTGACCGTCTTTTCCAAGATATATACCACGAACTCCGCTAGTCGCTGATTCTTTTCCTATAGAATGTATAGCGTTGTCATCTATTTTGAATCCGGCAATGGTTGCATCAAAAGCTACCAAATCTTTAACGTCTATTTTAGATGCTGTTACTGATTTGGCTCTGATTACTTGTCCATTGATACTGTTGTAATCAGTCTGTTCAGCCTCAGTGGTGATGCCATCTGTATTTAACTTGTAATACAGTCCATCCTCACCTTTTATAACAAGCTTTTCAGCAACAATTGTATTGCCCTCAATTAAATCGCCTTTGATTGTAACGCCAATTAACTCTCCAGTGATTGTCTGGTCACCAACTACTACATCCTTAATAAGACCTGACTGTGCATAAAAATACTGCATTGCAGCCGTACCAATATTAGTAAAATTAATATTGGCATATTTCAAATCTGCATCTTCAGAATTAAGTTTCTTGGTATTCAGTTCGTCTATGTCAGCTTTATGAGCATCAAGTTTTTCTGTTGTCGTATTCTTGAAGTTCGAAAAGTCGCCGTTTAATGTACCAACAGTACCGGCCAATGCATCAAAAACTTTAGTCTTTGTGTACTCCGACTCGACAACCGTAGCATCGATTTTATCACTCTTTATTGTTTTAATTTCTGCTTCAGCTGCTGTGACTTTTTCCTCAACTTCAAGCTGTTTGGTTTTTATTTCCTTAAATTGACCTTCAGATGCAGTTAATTTCTGCTTAATTGTAGCATTATCGGATTCAAGGGTATCGATTCTGCCTACCTGAGCATCAAGTTCATCGGTATCAACTTTATTAGAGAGTACGGTGTTGAATTCTCCAATCTTCTCGCTGTTGGTTTTAACAGTATCAGTTCTAGCAGCTGGTGAACTAAGATTACCAGTAACAACTGCTTTGTGATTCCGGATTGTCACTGTTACTCTATCGCCATCTTCGGCGTCGGTAACAGTTTCAAACGGAGTTGCAATATTTGAGCCATCCAACACTACTGCCTTTGTGCCATCCGAATAAACTTTAACAGTACCGTACACAGTATTGTCTGTGTTCTCCTTGGGATTGTCTGCATTAACCATTTTGGCAAATTGGTCTTTAAGATTTTCGCTTAATGGCATTACAACGCTCACCTCCATAAGTTTTTAGTATATTTGGCAGTCTCTTCAACTGGACAACCAGATTCACAAGTTATTGATTGCGATATAACTTTTGCTTTTACATCAATCAATCCAGCAGCTTTGTAATTCAGTCTTACACAATCACCTAAACGAGTCTGGCAATAACCATGCGTATATGTGATTGTATATTCTACTGTAGATAGTGACTTTAAAAGCTTCTCGGCGTATTCATCAACTTGTGCATTTGTTGGGATACCTGCTAAGTTCAAATCAGTAACTCTATGTATAATTTCTCTTCCTCTATTAACCGTAGAAGTAGGGCTATTTACATCATCATTTACTACTCGTGAATAATAGTAATCATTATTGTTTGAGTACACTATTTCAACAACATTAGGTATTCCATATATATCATGCTCCATTGTTATACTTGGTAACAATATTGAACTATTATCATCGTTATATGTTGTCACTGGCTGTAATGACTCTAATTCTTGGGTTGGAGGAAATATAATTCTCCCCATCTCATCCAATCCAAGTTCATAATCAGCATTTGCTGCCAAATCTTTGCAATATGTAAGCCAAGTATCACTGGTGTTTGCAACAAAATCTGAATATAACACTTTATCAGACTTCGACGGCACCACTGGAGCCCTACAATTATCCCTAGCCAGTCTGTATACTTCATCCATAGTATTTGATTTCTTTGGTGTGAAATATCCAAGAGCTGGAGGGTTTTCATTCAGCTCTATTAAAGGCGTATAAGCGTCTAATGTGACACTTTTTACCTTTCCATCAAACGAAGAAGAAGGGGTCTGGACAAGAAATGTTCCTAAAGGCTCTTTATAAGTAACTCCATTTTGAATTGCTATAAGATATGCCCTTATATAACACTCTCCTACCAGACCCGTAATTTTAATTGATGCTGAACCCAACGTATCAGACTTTGAATCACGCTTAATTGTTGAACCAGGTTTGACCGTATCAAGTTTCTGTTTGTCTTTCCAAGTACCTGGATCAACAACGTAATACTCAAAGGTCTGTTCCATCGACTCATGCCAATCAATCATTACTTTTCTCCTTCTACTCTTGTAATTGTTAATGATACTGGTATAGTTAATTCAGTATGCTTTATATCATAACTTACTGTTACACTAGCCCAATATCCGCTTCCTGATGGTTCTCTAACATATACATCTCCCATCCATGTTGAGAGTCTTCTTATTGCATATAAAGTATCTTTATCATTCCTTGGTATCTCTACACTCCATGTTGATGTACTTCCTAACTGTGTTCCATAGTAAGATACTGGGTGCTTTCGACCAGCATATTCAACAAGAGATTTATCTGGAGCATTACTGTCACTAACATCAAGATTGTACTTTAGTAACAATAAAGAACCAGTCCATGGCGTTTGTTCCTGTGCGTCAACTGTAGCATTTTCAAGATTTCTCCATTTTTCATCCCATTGAATCACCGCAAAACGGCATCCTATTGGATATCCAGGAGCATCATAGTAACTAATAGTTCCCGTAGATTTTTCTGTTGCTACAATCCTATATCTTGCATAATCCAGACCTGGATGAGGGTCAGTAATATATGTATTTTTGTTATTTTCAATGTTTGAGATTATTTCAGTGAATGAACCATCGAATTCACGACGAAATACTGATATTATGACCTTATCTGTTTCTTTATTATTCATGTCAAGACAATAAGGTCTTAGATAAGCTGTGAAATTTTTCTTATTCACACTTATTGAGATATTAGGTTTGTACTTTATAGCATCCCATGCAACATTAAATGATAATGTTTTTTGTACAGACAAACCTGAATTCATTGATGCAACACATGTAATGGTGTAATGCATACCGTTTTTTATAGCTATGTTATATGCTGATATCTCAGCTTTCAAACTTGTAAATATATCGAAGTACTGCGAATATACATCATCTCCAGAATTGACAATCTTATCTTCTCCAACAGCATCAACTGTGGTATAAGATTCTTCGGCTGTTATAGTGAGATGATAGCCTATTGGTGACTGAGTTTTCGGTCCTGTAACTGCTGAAATATAAAACGGAAATGCTGATATTGTTTCTACAGAAACACCTGATGCATTAGTGAGTCCAAGTTCTAATGTAGGTTGAGCATAAATATTTACCTGTCTCTGTACTGACCATGGACCATATTCATTTGTTGCTCCAGCCGTCTTAACTCGCCATTTTAATACTGTTCCTTCTGTATACTGAGAAGTATTTATAGAGAAAGAACTTGTTTTATCTTTTTCTTCCTCATCTGTACTATTCTTTTGAGTATATGTTTTAACAGTTCCATTAACGTCAATCTCTATCTGAGCAAATGTTTGACTTGAATTATCTTTTGCATTGTGTACCCAATATAAATTCAATGGCTCACCTACGATAGCTGTAGCTGTAGATGACCATGTTGTAGGAGCTGCTGGAGCAGAGCCTATCGTTAACGAAACAATATCACTCCACTCTGAATCTCCTTTACTATTCGTAGCAGCAACTCTGAAAAACCATTCTTTACCAGTGTCAAGTCCTATAACATGCGCTCTGTTAGTCGTTACCGATAACGAACTGGTTTGCGATGATGTATCAAAATAATCGCGGTTTGTAACATATTCAATTTTATACCCCGTTGCTGTGGAAGATTTATCAAAATCTAATACGACTGATGTTTTACTATCAGCCGAAGCAACGATATTAGTAACTGGTGCAGGTATAGTTAACAGCTCACTTGTAAATTCTGAATACTCTCCGTATATCTTAGACGAGTAATAAAGATTGATGGCCCTACATCTAACTCGGTATTTTCCGCCAGCTATGACATTTGTAGACATAGAAGCCATACACAACTTTACATCAACGATTGTGCTATTAACTTTAACTAAATCGTTGTATACTTCGAATTCTATCTGGTCTGTTCTTGGATCTGATATGTTTTCTATAGACGCTGTTAACTTTAATTTTTCAATTTCAGTTGTAGGCGTCGTTGGAGTTTCAGGAGGGTCCCCAGCCAATGAAAACTCTTCTTCATTTGCCTCACCTGTCCAATAGGATGTCTCATTATCGTTAACTGTATAAGTCTTTGATACTGGGGTAACCTTGACTTTGATTCTAAGTGCATTGCTAGGCGGTGACGAGTATACCGAATGAGTAGATGTTGGCGAATCAGATGTACCTTCAAACCATATGTCGTCTCCAGTATCATAATACCATTGCACATCATAATTCTCTAATGTGTCAGTTATAGTTTCAGTAGATTCACCACTTCCACCACTCAAATCGTTAACATTAATCGGACTTTGTATGTCATGGCCTCCACCCTGATTTTCACCAAGTACAGCTCTGTCTCCAGATACTTGAATAACCATCCATGTCTCGCTAAAACACCAATCAGCTATTTCTACTCCATTATACCAAGTTGCGCCATCGTTAATTGTGACCCAGTCACCTTCATTGACTCCGCCACCAGTAGACTGTGATATGGAACTGTCAAAATCCCATGTAGCATAATATGTGCTACTGCCAGTCTGTCGTTTTATAGTCAAACCTGATACACTAGCCATATCATGACCTCCTATCTATTCTAGCTGCTCTTATTAATTCCTGTACAGCATCGGATACTGCACTTCCATCATCATACGTTATTCCACCAACGTTGTATGTTGGTTTAGAAAGACCATTTAAACTCTTATCGAGTTTGTTAATGGCTGAAATAACTTCGTCATTATTTCCATTTTGACGATTTCGATTCATCATTGTAGCAACGGTATTAAAGCCTCCAGAAATACCTATAGTACCTCCTATAGGCATCATAGCCGCTATTGCTCCAACGCCTGTCTGAACGTCTGATAAATCCACGACAGGTCTTATAGTTGGCTGCATATTCATATCACCATTTATAAGTTCTGATATCTTGGATATGGCGTTGCCAACACCGTCAATGACCGTATTAGCCATATCGGAAGATGACATATTAACTAATCCAAGATTATTATTAATACCCTTAGCAAATCCAGCAGGAACATAACTAGCTAATTTTTCCATAACCCTAGATGGTGAATTGATATCTAATTCTCTTTTAGCTGCATCATATGCTGCCTTAGCCATTGTTCTAGCAGATGCTTCTACTCTGAACGTATTGACGTTTATACCAGAGACAAAACCACTAACCAGATATGCTCCGCTACTATTAATACTCTGATAGTATGAATTAATTGTTTCTATGGCTCTTTGTAAACTTGAATCAACCGCTGCTAAAAAGCTTTCTTCTTTCGATGAATAGCCTTCAACCAACGAGGTTAAGAATTTCTTTCCAAGGTCATTGAATTCTGAAGAATATCCATCAAGTACATTCTTTATCGAACTCATATTAACTTTTGAAAATTCTTTAACAGCCTCATCGAAGGTTGCTATTCCCGATATATCAAAGTTATTTAAACTTTGTACAAAGTCTCGTAATTGTTTTGCAGCACTGATTGACGTGGTTACTGATGTTAAGTTTACAGACGCTATTTTCTCAGCATATGCCTGAATTGTTGTACCGATATCTGCGGTTTTACCAAACTTAGTTATCCCATTTTCATTTATTGATAATGAACTGTTTATTACACCGAGCAATGCTCTTGAAAATGTTAGAGACTTTTCGACACCTGTAGCATCAACATTTGTGACCTTATCGGAATATTTAACGATTGCTTCACCAAACTGAACTAACTGTTTAGAGAATGCACTCATGTCTTTATCGCCTGTAAACCACTGCACTACACCACCTGATGGGGCTATATTCTTTTGCATATCTGCAATTATTGCACCGGCATTTGCGGCTGCTGTTACTGCTCCTTCATCTATCTTTCCAGCCACTTTACTAGAAAAATTAACAATAGCATTTCCGAACTGAGTTAGCTGTGTTGAGAATTTACCCATATCTTTTTCACCGGTAAACCATTCTACAACGCCCCCAGATGGTGTAATGTCTTTCTGCATTTCAGCCATAATCTTTCCAGCGTTTGCTGCGGCTGTTATGGCTTCTTCATTCACTCCAACCGATACAGTGTCGGAGAAACGAACTATTGCTCTACCAAACTGAACTAATTGTGTTGAGAATTTACCCATATCATGCTCACCGGTAAACCACTGCACTACGCCACCTGTTTTAGTGACACTCTTCTCCATCTCAGCCATTATCTTTCCAGCGTTTGCTGCGGAATTAACTGCATCAATATCAATCTTTCCAGCCACCACATCAGAAAATTCTACCATTGCTTCGCCAAAAGGCTTTAACTGTTCGGCAAAATCTGATAATGATGTTCCTCCAGTCAACCAAGAGCTTATTCCATCTATTAAATCAGCGGCAGTAAGCATCAGTAATGTTTCTGATAATGCCTCAACACCTTCCATCATCTCACCAGTGAGCGATTTAGCACCATCTATAAATGGCTGAGCACTTACTATAAATGCTGAAAGCTCTTTTCCTAACTGAGAAAATGAATTCTTACCTTTCATAAATGTAGCCATGCCGGATATAAAATCAGCTGCTGTTAGCAATAATATAGCAGCTGTTAATGAACCAATATTCGCTATCATTGACACAGCATCTATACCGGTAATACCATCGAAAAATGGCTGAGCATTTTCCATAAATAATGCAAGGTTAGTTCCAATTTCAGGTAGTCCTGAAGAAACACCTGCACCAAATCCGCCAATAATACTACCAATGAAATTTCCAAGAGCATATCCAATATTTGCTAAGAACTCTCCTCCGGAATTAACTATATCTGATACTCCTGGTATCTTACTAAGACCGCCGAGAATTGCTAATGTGGCTGCAAATATTCCTATGAATGCAGCTAATCCAGCAGCGCCAGTTATAGCCGCACTGACTGGGACTTTACTTACTAAGAACATCACTCCAGCCATAACTGCCATTAATATCGCTAATTCTGCTGTCGCGACCATAGTTTTCTCTACCGGCAAACATGATATAGCAATGAGTAATCCACCAAGAAGCCCTATAACAACTGCCATAGCAATCAAAGACCCCATTGCTCCTTGTACTTTTGAAGCACAGAACTCAACCAATGCAAATAATCCGACTAGTACGCTCATACATGCTGTAGCCACTATTATCTTCTCCGGTTTGAGTATAGATAATATTGCCACTGCGGCAGCCATAACGCCTATCGCAATTGCAGCACTCATTAAAGTTTTAGATGCATTCTCATCTACTTTACCAGCAATCGCTGCCACAGCTATTAATCCCTCTATTAATATTATGAATGCTGCTACAGCCGCTAATCCCTGAACTATTTTGTCAACCGGCAATAACCCAAGAACTAAACACACACCAGCCATAACTGCAAAGCACAGCGATACAGCCAATAGCATTTTACCGATTCCTTTTATCTGTTTATCAGATGCTTTATGAGTTAATGCGACCAATCCAGCAATTAATACTGCAACTCCAGCCAAGATTAATGCACCTTTTCCAATTTCAGCATAATCTACCGACTTAAGCATCTTGAGCATAACAGCCATTAATAACATAGAGGCACTTATCTTAAGCATTAAGTTTCCAACCTGAGATATGTCTTTCCCATTTTTCTTTCCAAGATGTGATAGAGCAACTAACACCGCGACAAGACCAATTGCAGCTCCAACTATTAATGCTCCTTTTATCATTTCTGCTGGTTCAATGGACTTAAGCATCTTGAGCATAACAGCCATTAATAACATAGAGGCACTTATCTTAAGCATTAAGTTTCCAACCTGAGATATGTCTTTGTCTGTTGCTATATAGGTTAATGCCACTAAACCGATTATGGTTGCAAGTAAAGCTGCCGTGATAGTATTAAACCCATCAAGGCCCTGAGCATACTTCTCTGGTTTCATATTTCCAAGAATAGCTATGCCAGCTACCATAAGAATCATTGCTGTAGCAATCTTCTTCATAGCTTTTCCAGCCTGCTGTATACTCTTACTATTATTGTCAGATACAAGTAAACTCATAGATACTATTAAAAGCATCATAACACCCATAAGAGCAACAAGACCCAACAATCCTTGCATATACGCATCAGGATTTAAACTTCCCATAATCTTAACAGTTGCTGCCATTAATGCTAGAGCCACACCTATACTTATGAGTGTAGTTTTTAACCCACTTAACTTAAGTGTCTTGCTATTGCCATCTAATTCGACAGCAGAATCTGTCAGCTTACTAATTGCAACTGCCAATCCAACAAGTATTACAGCCAATACACCTATTGCACCAACTGTAGACCATAACTTTTTAGTGTCTATCTTTGACATTATAAATACTGCCGCAGATAATGCTAAAAGCGCCAATGCAAGATTACGAACACCTTCTGTTTTCTTCTCAAATGCAGATGCTTTAAGATTCTTGCCTATCGCTTTAGCTGTCTTTTTGACTGACTTATCAAGTGTCTCTATAAATTCACCAACACTAGCCATTGGAGCTGTTATATTCTTAAATGTGTCAACAAGGTTCTTTGTGATGGCTAGCATTCCAACGCCAGCACCAACTGATATAACCTTAGTTAATGCTTCGCCGACCTTAATCTCTTTAAACTTGGTAATTATCTTTGTACCAATGTCTTTTATTGCATCCCATACTGTAGATGCAGTGTTTTCTATACCTTTAACCAATCCAGCAACTACAAATTCACCATCAGCCTCCATCTCTTTAGATGGGGAAGCAATTCTAAGCACTTTCTCAAATGCTGATAGTAGTTTTAAACCTATATCTTTCAGCATATCTGGAATAATGGTTAATCCTGACGATAAGCCTTTCTTAAGACCTTCAACGACAAATCCACCAGCTTCTTTTAGGTCAATATCTTTTATAATATCAACAAATTTCTGAATTCTTGGCGATTCTTTAAGTAAATCTATAAGTTTCTTAAATCCGTCGATTACAACTTTTAATCCTTCTCCTACTTTCTTGAAAGATCTCTCGATGTAATCATTATTTTTCAACCAATTACGAAGATTAACAAGTGCTTCACCTATATAACCTGTAAATTCAATGATGTCTATATCAAATGCACTAAGGATTCCTTTCAATGCTTTAAATGCAACTGTAAGACCAGAACTTAAAACCATTCGCACAATATCAATTACCGCAAACAATCCTTTGAAAGTCTGCTCTACATCATATGCATGTGTGCTACTGAATTCTTTCATCTTTTCAGTAAGTGCATTAAATCCATCAATAACACCATAAATCTTAGCAACGGATGGCGCTGGGAATATCTCAGAGAATGCATCCTTTATGGCTGTAAATGTAATTATGAGAGTTTCTCCAATATTACCAAGTCCATCCCATAATAAAGTTCTACCATCCTTTGCACTCATATCGCTAATGAGTTCTTCTATAGATTTGCCAGTTTTCTCAGACTGTTTTTCCAAATCTCTATACATAGAAATCTCATCATCGGTCAAACCAGCATGTCTTAACTGTTCGTCTGAAAGCTTCGACAATTGCTTAGATTCATTTTGAATTTCTTCAGTAGAGTCCCCTAATGAATCTGCAAACTTAGCTTCCGCTTCCTGCACATCTTCTACTGTAAGTTCGTATTCATAACCTTTATTAACTAAATCCTGTATAACTTGATGATTATATCCGGTTTCATCAAGCAATTCATATCGGCCTGTATCGGAATTCTTATAATCGCCTCTCCATACATCGGTTACTACTTTCTGATAATATTCGAGACTATTTGTTAAATTATTTATCTGTTTAACAGTTTTTCCAACGTCAGAATTCTCTAGTTTATTAAGCATATTAGTAAAAGGATTAAAAGACATAACTCCCTCTACTAATTTATTTCTTGCCTCTGAAGCGTTGTTGATTAACTTGCTAAGAACATCTGAAACATCTGTCCAGAGTTCCTTAGCCTCTTCAAAGTCGCCAATTATTAATCGCCAGGTCGTTGTCCAGCCAGAACCGAGAGCCTCTTTGAGTGTACCTATAAGCTGTGTAAATGTCTTGACCTTTGTTGCTGCTTCACCAGCAGTTTTAGCCATATTGGCCATATCTATAGCCTGTTCTTCTGAATATCCTTCATCAACAAACTTCTGAATAGCAGCTGCATATTCTTCTTCAGTATCAGCGGCTGTAGAAAACATATCTAAAGTCTCGGTCAGAACATCCGTCGTCAACCAACCCTTTGACAGTGATTCTCTAAATGAACCAGCAGCATCAATATATGCTTGTGCACCGGTTCCCAGTTTTTCAGAGGTTCTTATTAATGCATCCTGAAATACCTGACCACCCATGCCAGCATTAACAACTGAATTCCAGTCCATAAGTTTAACTGTACCGGATGCCAAAGCCTGTGAAAGCTGATACATAGCAGTAGACGCCTGTTGAGATGTTGAACCTGACACTGCGGCTAGATTGGCTATACCCTGAATGGCCGACACAGAAGTGTCCAACTTAACACCTGCTGCTGTGAAAGTACCAATATTACGTGTCATCTCCGTAAAATTGTATATGGTCTTATCAGCGTAAGTATTTAACTGGTCAAGCGCAGCATTAACCTGTTTTACATTTGTTCTCTCTTTCTGAGTATTCGCCAGAATCGTCTGAACTGCGTTCATCTGAGTTTCATACTCGTTAAAACCATCTCGAACTGGGTCAATGGTTATAGCTGATGCAATTCTCTTTCCAGCATTAACCGCAGAATTAGTTATGTTAGCCAATGCAGTAACACCTATTACTTCCATTGCTGAGAGCTTCGCCTGCACTGCTTCTATACCAGAAGTCACACCTGAAAACTCAAGTTTTTTAGTGGCATTTCCAACATCTTCAAGACCTTTAGAAACACCACTAAAATTAAGTTTGGCTTTTAACTTATCTAATGTTGACATACTCGTCTGAACATTTTTCTCAAACTGAGCATTATCAAACCGCATTTCGACGACACGCTCGTCAACTTCTTTGCTACTCATGCTTTAGTAACCTCCCTCCAAGCGTTATCTGCGATTGTGTCAAAAATAGGCTGGATAGCAGGATTAATATAATCTCGACCCTGAACCCAGCCTCCGTTTCCAGTGGCATGTCCATATTGCAAAATTATTGCTATAGGAACACCATTGTTTATATTTGAGTTTTTAAACTCGATTGAAACACTTCCATTTTGACGATTTATCTCGTAATACCACGAATTGGCGGTTACTCCTGTGTCTATAGGTGTAGCAGACGCAAGGGCTGCCACTCCCTCTCGACCATACTTGTCTAATACGCCGATTCGAGCAGCCTCTCTAACCCTTTCAAAGTATTTATTCAACTTCGAAAAGTCGCCCTTTTGTCTGAAGCTAATCATAGTTATACCTTTATTATTTAATTTTTAATATAGTGTCAGGGTAAATTAAATCTGGGTTATCGATTCCATTTAATTCAACCAGTTCATCTACCGTTGTATTGTATCTTGCAGCGATTTCTGATAATGTGTCCCCAGGTCTAACCTGATATGCTACATCACAGTCGTCATCCCTCGAAGAACCTGCCTTAACAATGATTTCATTTCCGGGATAAATTAAATCTGGGTTATCGATTCCATTTAATTCAACCAGTTCATCTACCGTTGTATTGTATCTTGCAGCGATTTCTGATAATGTGTCCCCAGACTGTATCACATAAGTGACTGGTTCATCTGACGATTCTTCTGGCTCTTCAATAGCAGGTTCATCTGTAGTCTCATCTTCTGGTTCATCTACAACATCTGATGTGAACCCATTAAGTCCTAAATACTTAATAATCGATGGATAATCTTTGTATGCCACATTCTTATCAACTGTATTTTCTGTAATACCATCGACATAATCAGTTGATGAATACTGCCAAATGCCATATTCCTTTACATACTGTGGTTCTGAGCCATATCTAGCAACCCACTTATCGAACTCGTCTAATCCATCAAGATTTAAGCGGTCTTTGAAGCTGAATATGTCGCCGCCATAAATCATTGCATAATAACCAGCAGCTTCCATAACCTTGCAAAATGCTATGGTAGCTACGGTAGCACCATCTTTATCTTCTGGTTCAGTACCTTCCAAATCGATAGCAACCGGCATTTCAAATTTCTTACCAGCAATAATATCCAAGAAACGTCTGGCATCAGCGATTCCTGCTTCTTCTGATGTAAAATTCGGTCCTGGAAAATAATAGGCTCCTACATTTAATCCGGCAGCTTTTGCTCCTGCATAATTCTTTTCAAACATTGATTCTGTATAAATTCCATCTTCAGAACCGCCAGCCTTAACAAATGCAAAATTAATACCAGTCTTAGCTACTGCGTTCCAATCTATATTTCCCTGATAATGTGATACATCAATTCCATAAAATTCCATAATAATCATCCTTTCGTGTGTGCTTTTCGTCTTGCTGCATTTACAGCAGCATGATGATTAAGTAATTCCCGTTGACTATGCTTCTTAGGTGGTGAATCTTTTACTTCACAAACCCGTATTAATGTTATTAACTTATTGAGATGCCATTTCTGAAACTCAATAGGTATCTGACATTTAATCATCCAATAATAAATAAGCTCCGCGGTCACTTTTTCTCGGCTAGGGGTTTTAGGCCCTCTATCTGAAAAAGTAGTGGCAGTCATCGGAGCTTCAATGTAGTCTAAAATTTCTTTTATATTTTCTTTTGTTAAGCGGTCATATATTTCATCAGGAACATGCGGTGTAAGTGTCATACATCGGATGTAATCCAGATTCTCTTCTTCGTTTTTCTCTGATGATATGAATGGCTTACAATGCCTTTCTTCCCATTTTGAAAGCGAGATAAGAGAATGTTCAAGTTGTAGCACATACGGCTTACCAGATTCGTGATATACAAATTCTTCCCTCAACTCATCCCATTCTTCTATTAAAGGTGGTGGAACAACTATCTGAAGCATATCTCTTACCTCCCTGATTTTTCTTAGTTATACTTAGCCATTAACTCATTAGTTTTCTTCTGGAGTTCGGCTTTATCAATACTCTTTGGCATAATGCCGTTAATGAATTCAGCAGCCTTTTCTGCATCTGATACCAGTTCCATGAAGATAATAGAATAAGCTGGATTCTCCACAAATTCCTTCTTGGTATCATCATCTTTCATAAATCTCTTACCATCTGCTGATTTCTTACCGTATGCCATAAGAACAAGTTCCTTGAAAATCTTAATAAGTTCAGACTGGTCCTTTGCATTAACTATCTTCTCAATTGTTTCTGCGAATCCGCCAACTGTACCAATCTGAAGCTCTGTAATCTCGGCCTCAGTAAGATTAAAATAAAAGTCCTCGGTTCTTTCTGTATCATTCCAATCTTCATATGTTTTTGTAATCTTTAACATATCGTAAATTCTCCTTCCTAAATAAAAAGACCCCGCTATATTTCAAGCGGAGTCAAAAATGATCATAATATTCTTATTATTCTGCTGCTTTCATGAGAGTTACTATTTCATCAGGAAGCGGAAGTCTTGGACCATCTCCAGCATCTGCACCGAAGAGAATGTCTTCAAGCTTCTTAAGCTTCTGAGCGTCAACCTTTGTGCTGTCAATAATAACTGTTGCTGTTGGCTTAAAGCCATCAACCTCAACAGGAGTTGTTGAAATCTCCCATGATAATGTAATAGCCTGTGGGCTATCATTAACGGTATTGTAAGCTTTCTCTGATGGTGCAGCTAAAGCTCCATATACAATATGTAACTTATAGCCGTGATTATTCTTATCAATATCGTTACCAAGAATTGTCTTATAAGCAAGACCAAACTGCTTTCTATCCTGCTGACCAAATGCAACACCATCAACGACAGCCTTTGAACCATCACACTCATCAAATTCAACTGGTGACTGATAAGCTTCAATTGTTGCACCAAATTCCTCTGTTGATAAAAGGTTAATATACTTGATGTTGTCAGCATATAATGCTGTTGATTCAGCTCCAGATGGACTCTCTGTAACTGCTGTTAAACCATTCCAAGCAACGCCCTTTGGATATTTTCCGTTCTCGTCCTGAACGTATAATACACCATTGCTAATACCTGTTTCATATAAACGTTCCCCAGAAACGTCCCATTTTAACTTAGCCATTTATGTTCCTCCATTAAAAATATAGTGTTAATACATCATGGTAAAGGTTGTCAGATATATACTGCCTGTCATATGAGCAATACTGTAATCCCAGTAACTTATCGATTACTGAATTATCTGGTCGTTTATCAATTACCGTGACTGTATATCTTGTGTTTGCTGTATATACTGAGTTATCCGCTTTTCTTATATCTCTGTTGTTCAGTGAATACACTATAGCTGGATACTCCATTTTGACTGAGGCGGGGGGTTGATAATACACATGCCTAGTTCCCAATAACTCTTCAAGTTTTGTCTGCAATTCAAGCCTGCTCGCCATTGTATACACCCCCTACAGTCAGTATTAATCTAGGAGGAGTGGAAGCATCTATATCAGTCACTTTCCATTTCTCCCCCTTGATTTCAACATAAACAATCGATGAGCAATGCTCAAAAGCATATGGATTTGCAATTATGCTTATGGAATTCAATAAGTTGATGTTGTCATTAACTCCAATGGAATTCTGTCGTCTCCATCTATCACTAAGCAGTTCGCCTTTATACACTTTCTCAACTACTTCATCTACCCATAATCCAGGCTCAACTTCACCGTTAACTGCAAATCCGACCTTTCCAGTCCATTTACCCATCTTTTTATCCTCCGACTACTTAGACTTAACTGTTGCGAGCTTAGCTGTTGTAGCCGCAGAACTGTCAGCTGTTACGTATGTAACTGTTGCTACCTTTGATGCAACTTTGCAGCTGATTGGCTTATAAGAAGTGCCATCAACTACTACAACCATTCCTTCTAAGAACAGCTTTTCAAGAGTTTCAGCATCAATTGATACCTTGCACTCCGTATCCGAATAAGCAACTCCGTCAGCCTTTGTATAGACCTTATTTACAGCAACATACATGCTGTCATCATGGTGAAATACTCTATCCATCATTCTTCCTCCTACTTCTTTACTTTTTTAGACTTATTAGGCATCTTCTTCAAGCGCAATAGCTGAATACAGCTTTGTTAATGAACCTGAAAGTCTTGTTTCAAGCATATACTTGTATCTATTGAAATCCATATCAAAGTCGTCAAACTTTGTGATTTCACCACCCTTTGTAGAACCGAACTGATAGTCTCCAAGATTAACAAAGAGACCTACAAGCTTCTTAGTTCCGCCTGAAGTTGCCTCTCTTGTCTTTCCCTCAAACTGCTCTACGGTGTAGATATTTTCTACATTAAGTGCTGCTGCAAGGTCAGCCTTTGAAGAGTAGATTCTTCTACCGTTAAGATCTCTAGCGAGTAACATAACATTAAGTGCATGTGGTGTGCAGTAGTAATCAAGGCTACCCGAACCCTTATACTTTTCTCTTGCATTAAGTGCTGCGGCAATTGTTGCTTCGGCCTTAATGTATTCTTCTCCGAAGTTAGCTCCAGTATTAGTACCATTGAGCTTTGTCTTCATTTCTTCATAGTTGATTGACTGATGAATACAATAAAGATCATTATCATTCCAAATAGAACGAATATGCTCTTCGTGAATTTTATCTGGGTCAGCCTCATCTCTACTATCACCAATTAAAGCAGCAAGAGCAAGTTCCTCATCAAGAATATGTCTCATGAGTCTCCACTGATATCCTACAACATCAAAATCTACGATATCAGTAATATCATCTCTGTGCATATCTGCTTTGATAAATATTGTCTGTGGATCGGTTGTTCTTCCAATAAGCTTGATGTCAGCCATTTCCTGCTTATAAGAACCCTTCTTCTGATATCCCTTGGCTCTGAGTTCAGCAATACGAGCATCAGCCTGTCTTGTTCTGATTCTACTAATTGGACTCTTATGAATACCAGAAATTACATGTCCAATCCAGCTCTGATCTCTCTCGAGTGTTTCTGGCTCACCCTTCTTAAGAAGCTCATATTCTGGGAATAATTTCTCTGTTTCATCTCCAAACACACCATGAGCTAATGTACCGCTCTCTTCTGCAAAGATTTCCATAGCAGCTTTAAGACTTCCAACACCTGTCTGCTTAGCAAGTGAAATAATCTGCTGCTCATCTGAGTGACTAAGAACATTAGACTGCCTTGTATCACCTTCATTGTCGAAAACATTATGTTTCATGTTTCCATTTCCTCCTTTTTCATCTTCATCATCAGCTCCATCTTCTCGAGCCATTCCAATAAGTGTATAAAGAACATTCTTCTGTTCTTCATTCATTGTGTTGATTACATCTTCAACAGTCTTATCATCGCTGTTGTCTTCCTGTGACTTTGCGTTGTCTGCCATTTCCTGCTTGTCCTCCTTTTTCTCTGACTCATCAGCCGAGTGATAAAGCATGATATTCTCATCATACGAAGCGTATAATGTATCCTCTTCATCAACACTGTGAGCCATAACAAAATCCACGTACGCACCTGGGTTCGCTCCAGCCAATACAAGACTGAGTTCCCTGATGTTTCCGTGGATTACATCATTACCTATCTGCTTTAACTGATTTGCCCATATTGACAATGATTTAACATCGCCTTTCTGAACCAGTTTCTTCGCCATCTGACCCTGTTCAGTATCATTGAATATACCGTATGCATAAACACCATCTTTACGATTTTCCAATACCGCATGTCCTAATACAGCATTAGGGTCATTGTGTTCATGGTTCCACACAAGCGGAACCTCACAGCCATCGTTATCAACGAATGCATTCTGTCGTATTGTTCGACCATCCTGACACAGCAAGTCATTTCTAGTAGCATAGCCACTAAAATCGTAGTTACTCATTTTGACTTTTTCCTCCTTCTCCATATTCTTCATTTCCCTCACTAGGAACATTATCTTCTTTAGCCTGACTAATGTTACTATTAATAAGCTGGTCCGCCTTAGGGTCATTAGAAGGCTTCATTCCAACAATCTGGCGAATTTCATTTGAAGTCATGATTTCATTTCTAGTGAATTTATCTGCGATTTCAGCAATATCGTTTACTGGAACCAGTTTAAATGGGTCTCTAAAGAACGATATTGATTGCAGCTGAGTACGAGCTGTTTTTGTAAGGAACTTACGCTTCAGCTCATCAACGATAGCCGATACAATCGGTTCGACTGTTCGGTTGTTATAGTTAAGCATTGTTTTTTCATCAGCAGTTCCGTCTAAAACTGACTGGGTAATGCCTATTTGACTGTATACCATATTAGTCAGGTATTCGACTTGTTTCATGAGATTGTTTTCTACTGAACGGTTAAGCTGAGTGATTTTCTCGGTACCATCGGTATATGCAATTCCATATTTACCTTCTGCCAACTGTTGTTCTATATCTTTTCGACGCTGATTAGCCTGTTCACGCCTAGCCTCTGACTTGACTACGTACGGCAACTGAATGATTAAATCCAGCTTTCCTGATGCCGTTTGTTCATCTGTCACATCTAGTAAACTTAATTTTCTCATAAGTCGCTGCATCGTTGAATTAGGCTCATTGACTATGGCAAATAATGGATTTTCAATAATTGCCACGTCTCGCTTAGCCAGCATAAGGTCTTCTTTCTCTCCAGTACGGTCATTGTAAAGCCTTACTTTGACATGTGCTGGATACCATTCAAGAATCTTTCCAGTTCTCATTGTAAGTATGTCATATGAATCAGTGCTTGCTGGATTCAAATCAGTGTCAACTGGAACAAGCGCAACCACACCCTCATCTAACATAGACATAACTGCATCCTGTATAAATGCTCGTCCACTCTGGTCTACATTTGCTTCCAGATTCAAACAATTGTTGAGTCCAGAATCGATTTTTTCTATGAATCGATTGTTCTCATCCAATCTGCAATGCATTATATCTATTGCCGCCACATCCATCGCTATTCGATTGAATATTGCAGTAATAATTGAACGCTCATTTCCCCGACTTAATCTCGGTCGGTCGGGTCGTATGGAATAACTAGAACCAAGATTCCTATTATAATAAGCTGTAGGGTCTCGATTCATAAACGCATTAAATGCGTGCTTCATTCTATCAGTAATAGATAACTCCATTTAATTTGTCTCCTACTCAAAAGCCTCACGATTGTGCTTATATGCTACAAACGCATCCATCATTGCAGCCACAGCGTCAATCTTGGCATCATATCTGTTTTTATATAATTTACGATTACCATTGGTATCTTCGATGGTGATACAATTTCCCATTGTGAATGTCATCAACCCCTCGTCGAACAACAACATTCTTTCTTCAGCTAATTTCTTTAACTCTCCTAATGGTACAGATTCAGTCTTAGCCCCCTGTATAACTTTTTCTATTCCGTATGCTCCATTTTCTCGTTCCCATCGTTCAACAAACTCTTTAGCATTATATGGGTCATAACCGAAGCATCTTACGTCATAAGCGGTTCGAATTATGAATTCATCCAAATCATCATAAACCTGCATCATGTCTAAGATATTTCCAGGCATAACAATAAGACTACCTTCATTAATGAACTCTTCATATTTATTCCTAAGAGCCAAAGGTAGTTTTTTTAATGTTAATTCTGTTATATAGTTACGGGTTTTAACTCCGAATGAACCGCTGGATAGAGGAAATAGAAATGTAAAAGCACAGAAATCGTCGCCTTGAGAAAGGTCTGCTCCCAACGCACAAGGCATCTGCCAAAATTCCTTCTTTCTATGTGGAAGAGTTTCTTCATATGTAAAGTAATACGTATAACCTTCCATCGGAAGTCCGAATCGCTTTGCAAGTATATCGTTTCTCTTAGCAGGATTTTTTTCAGCTGTTTCGACCGCTTCTTGATATGTCTCATATGTAACGGTCTTATCCAGATTAGGATTGGCTTTGAGCCACTTAGACGGGTCACCTACTTCATCAATGCTGTCGAGCTTGTACCAGAAAATAGATGTATGAGGAGCATTATGTTCTCCCTTAAGGATTTTCATTAACTCCATTTTGATTGAATCGCCAGAACCATTACGAACAGTACCTTCGGAACTAATGGCGACTATTAAATAATCGTCATTCTGTCCACCACCCTGTTCCTTTGCAGCTCCCTGTTCAAGTGTCTCAACAACATCTTCTCTAACATCACCAGAAAGCCATTCGTCGACAGTGGCCACTTTAACTCGTAATCCCTGCAATTTATCGATTGACATAGGTCTTACTTCTAGCAATGAGCCTGTAAGGAAATTCTGTATACCCTTCTTAGTACTTGCTAGTTTAACTCGGTTAGCTTTTGAACCGGTTGTGTTCTGCAATGAACCTTCTGTTAAGAATTGATATAATGGACCTCTGGCTCTTGTTATGGCTGTTCTAAAAGGTGACATAACCTCTTCTGCCTGGGCCATTGTTGGGGCTGTTGTTATCTGATGCGATGTAGATGTATCTACATTCAAGAAATAATTTTGTATGCATGATGCATACATTGACTTAGCTGCGCCTCTGGCAACGATTAAATACTGCTTATTTATAAGCCTTTTTCTTATGATTTTCTTCTCGTAATGTCCGCCATGATTATCTTTGTCTGGCACGTAAATACTTCGTTCTATATAATAATACCAACCAAAAATTTCCTCAGCCCACAGCTTAAATGAATCGAGAAGAAATAGATCATCGCCATTAGTTAATGTAAGTTCACTCTCACAATATTTTATAAAGCCATTTACCGCTTTATCGTCATACCATACACCAGGATTTGCTATAAGAGCATCTATACGATTCATCTCCATAGAAATTTCCTCGCATACTGGTATTTCGCCTCTAATTACGGCATCTCGAAACCTGCCATAATAAATCGGTGTGGCTGTATTCGATAACGCCATATATTCTCCTTAATTAATACCTTCCTGAGAACAGTTTATCGTGCTCTCTTTTCTGAGCTTCTGTCATTGTATACCCAGAATTACTCTTTGTTGATCCTTTAGTCTTTTTACTATTACGCTTCTCAAAGTAATCTTCTACCTGTGCAATTGTCTTCTTATTAGCTGCATCTTTAGCTTCCTGAGCAAGCTTCTGTGATTTTGTTAATGGCTCTTTTTTATTGAGTCCAATAGCATCTCTAACCTGTTTATCAATATAATCACCAAGTATTTTTGTTCCCTTGTCTTTAATAATTGATACAGATGTATCTTTAATAAGATTGACAAATTTCTGACCAGCAGTTTTGTGCTCTGGAGTAAGCTCTTTTAATCTTTGTTCTAATCGAAGTCTATCTACCCTATCCTGCAATTCCTGATTACTCATCTCACTAATACTCTTCTGATAAATCTGTTTGTTGGCACTAGTCTTATTATTAAATGCTATAAGGTGTTTTTTACCAGTAACATTTGTATACTCATTCTGTAAAGCAAGAGCCTTTTTACGACCAGCATATGTCATATTACCGTTACGGTCTCTATACTTCTTATTATTAGTAAGTTCTGTATAGTCGTTCTGGATTCGCAACGCACGCTTCTTTCCAGCCATAGTGAGACTTCCATCTTTATTCTGGTATCTTCTTACGCCCCATTTCTGACCTAGGACACCATGATGGTATAATTCGTTTTCCATTTTGAGCCTCCTATTTACCCAGGTACTTCATCGCTAATTCCTGTTTGTCTTTTGGCAACGTACTAACACGATGATTCATCATTGCGATGTATTTGTTATTACTGGAAATCATCATTCGTGCTTTTGCAGCTTTCTTTTTAAATTTATCTGATTTAACAGAATAGTGTATAGCCTTATAACCATATCCAGTTAGTTTTGAAATCCTGTCTGCATCTATGTTTTTTTTTGCCGATTTATACTTAAGGGTTTCCGCTTTTTTCTCTAAATTACTTCGCTTTATGTCATTGTCTGTTTTTAACGCTTTAGTCTGTAATTTAGCTGCTTTCTTCAAATATTCGTTTGCTTTTTTAGCCTTCTTATTTGCTGTACCAAGATCATTCTTAGAATGTGCATTTTCTGATTTTTTTGATTGAATTGCTGCTTTCTTATCATATCTCAAGGCTTTCAATTCTAATTTATTGTTTTGGGAACTCTTGGAAGCGGCTCTTTTTATCCCCCATTTCATTCCCATAACTCCGTAATGCATTAATTCGTTCTGTTCCATAATTACCCTCTACTTTTTATTTGATACGGCAATATTTAATCGCCATTCAAATTCATCAATTGACCGCTTCATAGAATCCATTACTGAACTGCTAGTCGGCGGGTCAAAAATCATTCTAACCTTCATGTAAACATAGGTCTTTACACCTTCTAATGATTTATCTTCGCCAAGAAAATCTGACCATGTTGCTGAATCGTCGCTTATTGTAAATCCTTCATCTGGACCGACGCCAAGCTGATTAAGCACCATGAATACAGAATTGATATGCATAATTATGTCACTATCAAATCCTTTTTCAGATTCATCTATATATAGTAATCCTTTGATTGAATTTAATATACTATCTGTCATATCTCCTCCGTTAATGTCTCCAAGGACATGTGTCGTTTATTTTTCGTTCAACTGGATTCTTCATTAATAAATTTTTATCTCCATAGTGAATCGCATCATGAGTCGGTTTAATTGTACATACAAGATTTTCTGGGTCTAACAATTTTCTGGTATGATTAATCACATCATATTTTGTTATTGGATTAAGATGATGAATCAATATCCGTTCATAAATATCTCTACCAGGAAACGCTAAATCACATCCGTTATCTCGTATAATTATATCATCTCTTACACGCAACCACCCTTTAGACTTATAAAATGCCTGATTTAGATATCTATCAAATCCAAATGTTGCATCACCAACTCGTCCATTCAAACTTAGATATTCAAATCGCTCCTCAAAAGTGGGGATAGTAATTAGTTCTGAATATGAAAGAATCCTACTCATCTTCATCCTTTCCAGAATATGACTGCATTGCCTTTATAACTTTTTCATACATTACAGACATATCTCCTGACTCTTTAATGGCTTTAGTCTTTGCCTTGAGTAATTCGTTCTCTTCTTCCATCTGTTCTCTTTTAAGTCGTTCACTTGGAGAACCCATCTTCAAATAATGTGTAATCACCTGAGATGAAGCTGTCCCCTCTCTTAACTGCTTTTCGGCAAGGTCTACAGCTAAAGAAATGAGCTGATTCTCTCGTGCTTCTGGTGTCAAAGCCGGACGCATTCTTCTTTGAGTATCAGAATTCTTGACTTTGGGCATTCTTACAGCCTCCTTTCTTATACTTCTCCGTTAGTTTTGTAGTCTTTATAAATGATAAGACAGCACTTAAAAGAACCTATAATACCCAAAGAAAGGAGAATTTACATCATGGCGCAATGAAATATAATCGAGAGGTGACTTACAACTTGTACTAAATGCTTTAAATATTATAGGTTCTTTTAAATGCTGTCTAAAAAATGGATTTGCTTTTTTGAAAATTCCCTCCGGGGAAAATATAAAGACCGGCGCGATGATGGGAGGGGGTGTTCATTTTTAGACCCCCCCCTCTATGCTTTTACACATATATCATGCGATCTGTTCATTTACTTCTTCATTTCTGTACACTTTTTTATAGATGTTGAGGAAATCGTTCTGTATAATTTCATCAATTGCTCTTTCATGTTCAATGTTTATTTCATTCTCAGACATACTTTCATCAACTTGTTCAATTCTAGCAAGTTTGTTTAACGTAAAGTAATCTTTTGAATTGTCAAACAACAACCATTCAGTAAACTGGGTAAATGGATTGTACGGATTGTCAAATGTAGTCAATCTACAATCATTAGATGTTTTAGTCATGTTTAATTTCCTCCTTTCAAAGCTTTAGAAATTGTTGATGTTGAATAGCCAAGTTTATCAGCTATCTGTGCAATTGTGTATGAAGCAGACATAGCTTTAATTCTGGCTATCTTAGCATCTGATAATGATGCTGATTCTTTAGGCATTGCCTTCGCTCTCAACGAATCTGGGTCTGAATTATTCAGTATTCGTTTAAGAATGGTTTCACTCACAGCACCTGCCTGAATAGCTTCCCATTCGTTATCAGTGATTACTATGTTTCTATCTCGTCTCTTAACAGAACCAACGTCAAGTCTTGCTTTACTTAAGGCCTGCTGAGAAACTTTCTTTTTATCTTTAGCTTTCATGTCAGGATTAGCTTCTAATTTCTCATTTATGTTGGCATTAGCAATTCTCTGTGCGGCTCTCTCTCTAACAGCATTCTTTTCAGCATTGTTAAGTTTTTCTAAAAGAGATTTTACCTCTCCCTCATACTTACTCTTAGCCTCTCTACTGTATGCCACCTTACCTGTATCTGCTATAGCAATTCTAGCCTTGTTAGCCATATCTTTCATCGCATTAGCATAATCAGCATACACTAATTCCATAGGATGGCGATGAGTAGATACCAGTGTATTGGCATCATCTGTCTCAGCCATCTTAGTACTCTTCTGTTGGCGGGTTTTAGTGATAGTGGTTACCTCGCCAGTTCTCTTATTAACCTTGGTTATCTGATAATCAGCATCATCAGCCCTCTTATATAGAAGAGCACCTTCAGGTCGACTTGGGTCATACCAAATGTCTCCCTTTTCTGGATTGTTCTTATACTCGTTACGCTTAAGATTAGTACGAGGAGTGCCTTGTCTTTTATCTACGTCATACTCACCTTTTGATCGTGAGATAATTGTAGCAGCACCACCTTGAGCTTTGCCCTGATACTTCTTCTTAAGTGCAACAATATTATTATCAAGCTCACTCTGCTTGTAATCCAGATGATGCTTTTCCGCATCAATGACAACCATTGAATGCTTTACTGCCCTCGCAAGTTCATCTTCAGTTGCACCAATCAGGGTCATATCAGTAATAAGATTGGAAATCTTTCCCATCTCAGTATCAGTTTTTGTCATCAGACGATACTCTCTACCATTACGATAATAATGCTCTTTACCAGTATTATCTTTTTTACATTCTCCACCATAATTAAGCTTAGGATCAAAACCCTCTAAGTCTTTTAATTCTGGAGTAGATGTAATTTTTACTTTTCCGCCCCTATCATGGGTTGGAATACACATAACGGTATCGCCATCAAAGTCTGCACCCGATAATCTATCTGCAACATTCGCACTAATACCTATAGCATCAGTTGAAGATTTACCAATCATCTTAATGGCTTCTTTATTTCTATTATTAACAGTAACTATAGGTATTTCAAATGTTCCACCATGTGGGTATCTTACCAATGCAAGTTTAGTTCCGTCAGCATAATCAGGAGCATAAGCTTCTCTATCGCTTATGGTAGTTAATGGTAATATTACATGATACTTCTGACCTGGCAACGCAGCTGCCTGTAAATGCACTGCCGCTGAGTCGCATGATGATGCAAATTTATCAAGATAATATTTTTTAATAGTAGGATTGTTCAATGCCATTATGTCATCAAACTCAGACTGCTTATCTGCCTTGGCAATTCCTAGCTGTTTCTCGGCTAATACCTTATTCTGTTTTGACAAGAACTGAGATGGCAAAGAATCTTTCCATTCTTCCCATTCTCCTTCTTCTCTTGTTTTATTAATTAACCCAAGCTTCTTTTTACCCTTTGAATCTGTATACCAATACTGTCCGCCTTCTTCTTTGATGAGGGCTCCAAAAGGATTGTCTGGGTCGCTCTTAACATCCTTGAGACATTCCAGCTTAGATAACTTGTTTGATTTATTGGTGTTAAATCTAACGTCTATGCCTTCTGGTAAATCATCAGCATATACTGCCATTCCTTTTATGTATTTCTTACCATCCACCATAATACGAACCTGAGAATATCGAGACTCTCCTAATGAAAGGTCTGGGACGTTTCTTCTAAGTTCAATAAGACCATCTTTCTTTATACCACCATCTTCTGCATAACAGATTTCAAGACGCTTAGAGTTCAAACTCTCAGGATAATGAAACTTCTTTTCAAATGTTTTTCCATCATCTCTAGTAATATAATCACCAATAGTCTGAACCTTACCAAAATCGTATATGGCGCTATGTGGTGTTCCAGGAACACACAGAACCTTCTGAGTTGTCAACTGTCCTTTATTAGTTGCCTGTGGAAATCTATTTCCCCAGATTTCATAGCCACCTTCTGCCTGCAACATATAAAGAGCCTGATCCATTTTCTCTTTAGAAACATTTAATTCAAGGTTGGCTTTTGAACCGACATCTATCATTTTCTTTTTATCAACTTGTTCTTTTAAAAAATCAGCAGTTGCTCTAGCCTGGTTCATTCTCTCTTCTGCTTTTTCATCAAGTAAAGACCTGACGGACGATTCATTAATTCCCATCTGCCTACCAATTTCAGTTGCATTAAATCCTTTTTCTTTTAATGCTTTAGCGGCAGCAACTTTTACAGCCCTACGTTCATTATTAGCGATGGCACATACAGTTCTAAAATCACTTGAAGTGTACCCAAGAGATTTAGCTATTGCATTGTCGCCGGTCCATTTCACACCATCTTCATCAGTATAAGTAAACTTAGATTTCCTCATCTCTTCTACTCTTGATAAGAAATCTCCACTATGCTGAAATGGCTCCTCTCCCGAGCCCCATGGATATCTTCCGCTTCGACGAGGCATTCCATAATGAGCAAGAAATTCTTCTTCACTGAATGCTTGACTTACCATATAGGAAAGAATCTCTTCTGCTACTGAATTCATGTTATATTACCCCCTCGTCAATTTCTTCCATAATTTTATTAAGACTAACAATTTTATCCATGATTGGTAAAATATCTTCTGCTGTAGGATTAAATACTTCGACCTCATCATTTTTATAAAGACGAAGCTCTATCTTAATATCACCAGGTTTCACTCTGTATTCCAAACAGAACAACGCAGCATAAACCATAAGCTGTTCCATGTGTCCTGAATCGCCAGTCTTTAAATCATGTATTCTCAATACATTTTTATTAAAAGATATAGCATCTGCTGTTCCAAAGAAATAATCTGAATAATATAAAACTACTTCAGTGTTCATCCGAAAACCAATTGCATCATTGACATATGCGCATAGTGTTTTATTGCTCCTTGCCTGCTTGATACCTAGATCAATTGTGTCTTTAGCCCATGCATGAAGTCTGGTTCCCATCTCTGCTGCTTTCTTTTTTCTATAAACAGCAATTGCTTTATCATCAGAATATCGTAGCCATGCTGATTGACTCGCACTAAATGGTGCATGTAATCCTTCAAGATTCAAATGCTTTACGAAGTTCATTTAATACTTCCTCCTTATTCTCTGGATATATAAATCTGGAAAATGACATATCATTCATCTTATTGACATAAAAATCCTGATTAGGTCTTTTCTTAGCATTAGCACTCCTCTTATTTTCAAGTGTAGCCCAATGATTTCCATACAGAATAAGTAGGTCTGGTATTCCTTGAATACAACCAGCATCCAATTTGGTCACAATACATCCAGGAAACATCTTTTTTAATTCTTTCTTAAGACTTGCCTGGAATTCGCTTTCTTTTTTCATAACTATTCTCCTCTCAATTAATTAGTCACAAAAATAAAAAGACCCAGGGCCCGAAGGTCGCCTGAGTACGTTCCAAAAAATATAAATAGCGCGTTTTTAGTTATCTCTCCTATAAAAGGGCATGTTTTTTACGCTCGCATAATTAATACCATAAGCAAAAAATAAGAGCCTTAGTTTGTCACACTAAAGCCCATAAATATAAATCACACATATGTAAAATGATAACCGTTATATGTATGAATATTATTGTAACCTGTAAGAGCATCATGTATTCTCCCACTACTACAATTCATAAATTCTGCGCACTCTTTGATTGAATCGAATTCATCGCCTGTCTCAACAATCCTTACACGAATTCCAGGTCGTCCGACAAAACTTCTCGATAAATCAATTTCGGGAATCGGTTCATCTATTCGAACTATATGATAGCCTTTGCAAGTCATTCTCGGATTCCGACTCACAATACTGGCATGTCTTGCATTTCCTCCAATATAATTGGCACACGCCGTTATAGAATCAAATACTTCACCAGTTTCTATTATTCCCACCCTTACATTATTTTTCATAAATATAAATCCTCCATTATATCTTCTAATCAATCATCGCATATGTTGGTATTAAATCAGTTATTGGTACACAGAGTACATATGATAGATTTACCAGTGCTTTTAATGTTGGCATTCTTTTTTTATTAAGATACCTGCTGATTGTCATTTTGGATAACCCAGTCCTTCTTGCTAACTCTCCTTCGCTTATATCCATTTCATACATAATATCTCTTAAGTTATCTGCAAAGATATCTATAAACTCGACTTCGCTTATATATTCGTTGTTATGCATATCCCTCTCCTTTCTTTGTACTAAAAATAAAGGGTATTAACCAATTGGTTACACCTGCAAAAAGTCCTTTAATATATTTAATTTTTTTATTATGTAATAAGGGGGTGTAACCAGTCGGTTAACACTTTGGTATTAATTATGCGATGTTAGCCAAAAATGGGCAAAATATAGCCAAAAATGACCAAAAATAGCCGTTTTTTAGCCTTTTTGTATCATAATAAATACCATCGAGTAACCAAACGGTTACACCAGTCAAAAATGCGATTTTTCAAAAATATAAAATCATATAAAAACTCTTCAAAAAACATACCAGTAACCAATTGGTTACCCATAAAATCACTGCTTTTTCTGTCCTATCCATAACTCAGGATTACCCAAATCCCACACAATTTTTGCTCCACACATAGGACATTTTTCATATCTTCCCTCTTTGGTAGATTTTACCTCTCTACCACAAGTGCAATATCCGTACGTAACTGAGCCATCAATACTCTTCCAATATCCACTAACTATATTCATAAACCCTCCTAAATATAAAAAGAAAGAGCCCTTGTTAGGACTCTCGTAATTCTTTAAGTCTAGCCGTAAATAGTTCAGCTTCACAAATGGTTAACGGCATAGGCATTTGATGTGTCTGTCCTAGCCAATCTTTTTCTCTTGATATTGTTTGTGAATGTATCATACAATACTGATCTTCGTAATCCCATTCTAAGATTACTTCTTGATCACTTTTTTTATTCTCATAAACAATATACTCATTAGACATGTCACTAACACGAACTTCATATCCCATAGCCTCTATTTGCTTTTCAATATCCGTCATATTTACTCCTCCTTAAAATATTATTTATTCATAACACACCATGTATCTCACACGACTATATCCGACAGAGCAAAAAGAAAAGCCTCAGCAAATGCCAAGAACATTTCTTTTAATAATTACTACATATTAATCCTTGCAAAATATGTATGTTCGTTGCCATGAAAAACCGCTGAAATTCTAGGAACCTCATTGTATTTTTCAATACATTCCTCCCTGAATTTAACTAATTCTTCAACATTATCAAACATAAATGTAAGCATAATATTAATCCTCCTTATTATTTTCTCATAATATAATAAGTATATGTCGCGTATGTTAGTCAGTCTTACGAACTAACCAAGAATATAAACGGTATCTAACGCTAGCAGGCTCAAACCGGTATTTCAGAGCCTTACTAGCAAAATATAGATTAAGCATGTGTTTCATTGTATTTCCTCCTTGCTGTTGCTTTCATATTTATCACAAGTTTTAACAGCAGCATGACCAGTAATCTCACATATGGGACAAGGTTGAATAAAGTCTCGCTCAGGTTCATCAGAAATAAAATGTCTACATGTAAAACATTTATGCTCGTCATATGCACTTTGTAATAGTTTTTTATATTCGTCTTCATAATATTTTTTCTGTTCAGGAGTAGGGTTAAATACTTCATTCCAATCACATATCATTAGTCTTTCCTTTCCTCAGCCATATCAAAATTTAACCATTCCATTAAAGACGCACAGCAGTCCGCACACAAATCATAAGTTTTATGATATTCATGTTTCCACAAATCTTTTGCATTCAAAGTAATGGTAGATAGATATCTCGTTTCAGTATCTGTAGGCTTATCAGAAAAATCATACTCGTATGTTTTTCCGCATCTATCACATTTTTTGATATCAGACATAACATTATTCCTCCTTAATTTGAATAATATCGCTATAGATAGTAAATACATTTATGCTAGTTAATTTAAAACTTATTGAAAAATCATCATAATTTAACTCATATGAATACTTGTCGGTGTTGCAATCTGACGATATATCTGTATACGCCTCTGATACGAACCCTTTTATTTTTATTAAATCCAATGATTTATTGCTTGTATATATTGTCTCATTAATATCGCGTAGTATCTCACAAAAAATATTTATGAGTGATTCTCTATTATCAGACATAAAAACATAAGCTCCTGTATCTGATTTTTTTATATTTCTAAGAATATATTGTATGTCCTCATCAGCCTGTATATTAATATTCATAATATATGTCATAACATTACTCCTCTTCCTTAGCCTTCTCTGGTTTTCTAGTGTCTTTCTGAATACCAATTAAATATCCATAAATCATAGCACTTACAATCTCGCCATTATTAAGAGCTTTCATATCGCTCTCACTTAATAATATCTTTGCCATAGTTAATATCCTTTCTTATCAATCCAACAAGCTATTATCAATAATCTGAAAGTTGGCTCTATGTATATATAAAGCCTTACCATCTATTGATAACTTTGTAGTTTTAGGTAACGTCTCACAAACTTCGTAATAAACACTATCTCCTGAATATGCACATATTGGATCACCAAGTTGTGATTGAATTACTACTGTTCTCGCTTTACCAAACGTATTCTTATAACGATTTACTGTATTAGCTATAATCGGGAGTTCCCCTATATTCCCAGTACTATTACTTTCAATATCCTGCTGCTCGAAGTCTACATCTGGCTCAAGTCCTTCCTCTGCAAAAATCACTGTACTTCCACAGTTTTCCACTTCTTTACCGTCTATGGTGATTGTTACAACTGATGACTGTACTTTGTTATAACCACCCTCAGCATAATCGTATTCTCTTACAGTGTTAGCATTAAGGTCTATACGCTCACCATGCATAGTCATGAATTTTTCACCGTTATTGGTATAAAATTCAGCCAAATATTCATTTCCTTCAATACTTCCTTTTATTGATTGTACGCCGCTGTTAAACATTTCACAGCCAGTTAAGGTGCATATAATAACTGAAATCATTAATCCTAATAATATAAATTTTGTTGTTTTCTTTTTCATAGTTATTGCCTACTTTCCCGAAGTCATTAAGTCAGCTACCTGCTCAAGTAAACTGACTGTCTTTTTTATTTCCTGCTGCATTTCTGATATAGTCCTCTTAATCTCGTCGTTTTCTGTTTCTAACTTCATGATTTCAACTTCCATCTGTTCCTGTGTCATCATTGAATATTACCTCCTAAATATAAAAAATAAGAGCCCAAGTCCTAAGACTCAAGCCCTTTGCTTTAATAAATTATTACTGTTTAGTCATCATGTTAATACGATTGATTTTATCCTGAAGTTCAAGAACGCCGTATATTGAAACTAACGAATTATTAACAATCTGTAATTGCTCAGACATGATGTCTAAACGCTTTCCCAGATTATCATTTTTCATTTCCATAATACGAACCCTCTTTTCAAGTTCATCAATTCTTTCTTCTGATGTCATAATATAATTCCTCCTTAGATTATAATTTATTCATTAAGGAACATGTTTTTACTGCGAGTTTTTAGCCTCACTACAGAAATCACTTGTGTAAACCCATTTATCAGTATTTGTACATATACCATCAGAATGTACTTTTTCTGCTGCATCAAACGGGTAATCCTTGTATTCTGGGTCTTTTTTCATATCTTCCAATGGCATGAAGTATTTACAGTCTTTACATCTTATTACCTGTAAATAATAACCAGAAGCCATCTTTTCAATTTTCCCAGTCCAATCTGGATTCTCTTTTGCGTACTCAGCTGTATCATATTCTTCTGGTAATCTCTTAGCTATTCTGTCTAAAGCATTGGCAATCCTTGTAAGCTGCTTTAAAATATAATTGTCATATTTATCATGCGTCATAATTAATTCCTCCTTATAATGTTTATTGTCGCTCATTATCCATAAGACGTCCTCTATATTTCATGAAATCCTGCAATTCTTTTTCAGTTGCTACATGTTTATTACATCCATTTTTACAAGTATCGCAGGAAATCCAATTAGTAAGCATAGGGGCATCACAGTTATCACAAGGACTTGGTTTTCTATGGAATATTTTATTTAACAATTTAAGCGTCATTTTATTATCCTTTCTGATTCTTTACTAATGCAAAAAATATGGTACATAATGTTATACCCCACCATTGCCAATTCGTAGTGCTATGTATTCCAACATCATTTAAAAAAGTTGACTGAAGTATAAGAATGAATGTACTGACTATGAAATTGTTTGTTTTATCATTAAACATTTTTAATACCCCTTTCAAATCGAATTATTTGTCCTTTAGCAACATCTATATTATTTATAGTATGTAACACCACAGAACTAAACTTATTGCTCATACGCAGTGGAACCAAAATAATTACATTATCACTTTTATTTTCTGTAATTTTTATATTACTCATTTACTCATCCTTTATTATTTTATTTCCAATAATCAGTTCGGAATATGGAAGGGTCTCAATCCATGAACAGAATTCTCTCCATTCATCCAGCTTATGGTCTTTACGAGACTTATATATGTTTGTCAACACCTCATAGTTTAACATAACATTACGAGTCTGGTTATAGCTGCTTGGAAGAAGTTGAATCATCTGCCACCAGAACTTTTTGTCTTTTGTTTTAAGATAAGCTTCTCGGTTCGTATTTAATACTCCAATAGTGATTCTTAAAGCATCCAGAGGAGAAAATATTATCGGGCATTCAATCGATCCATTTTTAGGTGGGTCTTTATACCAGATAGCATCGTTATTATCTCCGATCCAGTCTGAAATCAAATGCTCGCAGCTAAAATCATCCAACGTAAACTCTTTCTCCTGAATTTTGTGCATGGTACTACAAGAGTTTGCAACAGTACCAACTTTATAAGTATCAAATTCTTTCCCATTAATGGACTATCTTTTACTATTGTTTTTTTTGTGTGCTTAAATCTAAAAGTAAAAGCCCAATGTAATATCTGCATTGAGCATTTACTTTTATTTACTTAGTGATATAGTGTATCCTTCTAAATGCATCCAATATATTTTTGTTGTCCGATGATGACATCGTTAGCAAGTAGTATAAACATATTTTAATTTTGCTTCCAGCTAAGTATAACGTTATGGTAGAATCTTTATTTTTTTTCTTACCGTTAACAATACCTAAGCGGCTTGCTATTTTAAAACATTTTAAATATCTTGCCAACCTAATTTTAACATCGTTATGCTCAAATATATCGAATGTACGTATGATAGTTTTACTCATAAAATATCACCATCCTTTCATAAAAGGAGTTGTAAATCTCGCTAATACATATCTAAAAATCTTTTACCTTTTTCGATATAGCAATTAGAGGTATAAAGATTACCATGACTTAATATGCTATCAATATATTTTGGATCATTTACTCTGTTTGCTAAATATTGCATGCCAGATTCGAGTTCTTTGGCTCTAGTTTCGTTAATGCCAGCTTTTCTTCTTTCTTCATATAAAGGAAGTTTTAGCTCTTTTGCTGCTTGACTAGAAGGCGTCTGAAATTGTAATTCAAATATGTTTCCGTTTTTATCTCTAAACGTACTTTGTACAGCTTTATGCATTACTTTCCCTTGCCTATATGACTCAAAATAATTTTTACACTGTACTTCTTCGTATCCTTTGCTCTCGAGATTTGTTTTTATAGTATTATAATTTTTAACAAAAGATTTTGTATTGGATACAGACGTATATCTAATAGAATCTTTAATACCATTAGCCGCTTCCTTGTAACTTATATTTTTTTCTTTGGCATCGGAAGCTATTTTTCCAGCTATCGATGTAGGTTGCTTAAGTCTATATTCAAGCCCATACATTTTGCATCCAGAATTACTAACAGCTGATATAACATCGTTTGTTATTTTTGGTTCAATTTTAGAAGCCTTATTGAATATTTCATTAGCTAATCCCGCGCACTCGTATGCATCTTTAGCATTAATATTACCTCTGGATCTAATTTCTGAAATATTAACTGATTTTTTAGTAAAATTAGAATAAGAATTTGATAACTTATTAATAACAGATTTTTCAGTATTGATAAACTCGTTATGTCTTTTTCTACCAGCATCAGTCAAACTGCCATCTTTGTTCTGAAATCTTCTAACTCCCCACTTCTGTCCTTTTACTCCATGATGACTTAAATAGTCTTCAGTCATTCTATATTCCTCCTTTCTGTAAAATATAAATCCACCATAAAATTTTCACACACAATAATATAAAACAATAGGACACCATTTCGGTTTTCATGGGCTTCGTTTCCTAAAACCCAGCTACGTATCAATAGTAGCCCTACTCCCCCGCCCGGAAGGCATAGGGGATAGCCTCTACAGGTTCATTTCAAAAATAAAAGAGAACAGAACTTGCTATGTTCACATAGTCTCATTTTCCTATGATCCGATATCAGGTTTCTCACCTCTCTCAATTTGTATAAAATATACAAACCACAAATTCATGTGTCATTTGTCTTCACAAGTCTATTCTCTCATAATACACTATGTAATCTTCGCGAAATATAAAAGAAAGAGAGCAATAAGCTCTCAATCTCATCTGATTCCATTTACTGATTTAAATTTTTGTCATGCTTAAGACCAAAGGCCATTAGGTTATATCCGATTTTCCCCAATAAAGGCAACTTATCATAATTCATTTGAACTATATCGTGCTCTTTATCTATCCAATACCCATGTTTCTCCCATAGTCTTGCTCCAAAACGTGTTAAAAAATTCATCATAGTAATCCACCATCCTTTCATAATAGGAGATGCGATATACGCGAAAATATATTTTTGAAATGTTTCCCACGGGATTCCAATGGGTGGTTCCCCGTTAGCCACGCAAAATATAAAAAGAGAAAAGACCCAATGTATTTCTACACTGAGTCTTTGTACACATACTACTTTTTCTCGACTGTTATGTTGATGTAAACATTTCCATTTTTGTCACGCTTTAAAATATATCCATTGTTTTCAAATTCGAGTCTAGTTTTTTCAAACTCGTAATCATCCATCAATGATACAGCTTCTAACGCATCAAATAATTCATTAACATTACAATCTAACATAATACATCACTCTCCTTTCATTATAGGAGTTGTAAATTTAGCGTGACCCCTGCTGATAAACAGGAAAAGTGTTTCATTGGCAGAAAGAACTACCAATATAAAGGCGCAGTGATTTGCACATACACCGGAATCATCCTCATGAACTTTCTATGGTCTGTACCTGCATTGGATAAGCGCTGCATGAGCGAGTGGTCGTTATTTCCTAATATGAACTGCTTTTTACCAG